TTAAAACCTCGTGGAAATGCTCTCAAATGATTAGTAGGATATATAGAATCCTATTAGGTGAGGAGGACTTACCCACTTCAGAAAGAAGTGTATTTTATAAGAATAAATCATATACAGATAAAGTTTATAATAAAGCTATAGATGATATGATTAAAGATAAAGATAGATAACATGCCTAATTTTAAGAAAAACAAATCAGCGTTCATGATGAAAGGTAAATCACCTTTGATGAAAGCACTTATTGGTAAACAAGAAAACTTACCTGAAGAATTAAAAGCTAAAATACTAGCTTCTCCAGCTAAAATGTACAGCAAAAAGTCTGCTGTAAAAAATTATAAGAAAGGATACTACGGAGCATAATGGGATTTAAACTAGGAAAAAATAGAGGATTAGAAGCTACTAACGGTGAAATCAAAACTAAATTACGTTTTGGTAGACAACCTAGTGGTATAGAGTCTATTCCTGGAACACCTATTATACCTATGCCTTTAGAAGAAGGAATTATGGGTGAAGCTAATATGGATGGGAGTATTTATGTTAATGAAAACCTAGATCCTAATAGTGCTGAATACAGACAAACGATTAATCATGAAATGAGACATGCTACCGACATGAAGATTGGTAAATTAGCTTATACTGACAATAGTGTCACTTATAATGGCGAAGAATTTCCTAGAATGGATATAGATGGTGTAGATTCTATATTAGTAGATGGAGAGTGGAAGGAAGCTGGAGATACTGGTTTTCCTTGGGAAGATGACGCAAATAACGGAAACGAATAATATGTGGAGTTTATTTAAAGATAAAAACGAAATTAACGAGAAGAATATAATTGGATTCGCATCATTCATAGTAATGGTGTTGTTTGCGATTGCTGATTTATTAACTAGCTTATTAGCAGATAAAGATCTTCTTATAAACGAAGTTGTTTACAATTCATTCGTATGGGTAACACTAGGATGTTTTGGTATTAGTTCATTTGAAAAAGTAAAAACAAAATAATATGTTAGGGAAATTATTTTCAGGTGGAGCTGCTGACTTAGTAAAGAGTGTAGGTGGAGTAATAGACAACCTACACACATCTAAAGAAGAAAAACTAGCTGCTGAGCTTAAAATCAAGCAACTTATAAGTGATTATGAAGTAGAGATGGAGAAGAATATAACTTCTCGTTGGGAGGCGGATTTAAAATCAGATTCATGGCTTAGCAAGAATGTTAGGCCAATGGTCTTAATATTTTTAATAGTATGCACCATGCTGTTAATATTTATTGATGCTGGTGCGATAAAATTTAACGTAAAAGACTCTTATGTAGATCTTTTACAATTAGTATTAATAACTGTGATCGGAGCTTATTTTGGCGGTAGATCATTAGAAAAAGTAAAAAAATAAAATTATGGGACAAAACTCAACAGATGTAGCTTATGGCTTTGGTCAATTTGGGTCTACATTTTTAAAAGGTGACGGAGCAAAACTATTGTTAACAGCTTCTACAGCTAAGTATTATGTTTGCGCTATTACAATGGTAACAGACGTAGCATTTCAAGCTTTAGAATCTCTTGATGGAGGTGTTAATATGGGTATGGGTGACACTGCTTTCGTGGGAACTGATGTGTTAGCTGTAGACACTATGTGGAACGCGGCCGCGGCAGATACAACAGCTGAAACTGATGAAGACGCTGATCCAATAACAACCTCAGACACATTTCCTAAAGGCGTTACTATTTACGGTATGTGGGATAATGTAGAGTTACACTCTGGATCTGCTGTGGTTTACGTGGCGCCAAGACCAGATTATAGAACTAGAGCATAGTGTTAGGATTAGGAAATAGTATAGGTGGATACGCAGGTGGATGGTCTCCAGGTGACGAGAGTACTTTAGAGGCTTGGTATAAATTTGGTGAGGGTATTACTTTAAACGGATCTGATGTTTCTGCGTGGGCTGATAGCTCTAGTAACACTTTTAACATGACGCAAGCCACGGCAACCAAACAACCTGCTTACTCAAATGGTATACTAACTTTTACATCTACTAACGAAGAAACTTTAGCGTCTAGTAGCGCTTTTACGTTGGACGCGGAGTTTGTTATTGGCTTTAAAGTGGATCCACAATTTAGTAATACAGTTATTTTGGGACATAGTTCTGTTGCTTCTGAAATGATTAAACTTTTAAATAACACGACCATAAGGATTAAACCCGACACTTCAAATGTAGATTTTACCATGGAGTCAGGCCACGACACTAGAGATGATAGTTCTTGGATTATAGTAAGAAAAAACAATGACACTGTATCGGTTTACAAGGACTTAAGCGGGGTTTTAGTACAACAAGATAGTACTAAGGCTTGTGCTGGTGACTTTGTTATTGACACTATTGGTCGTAGAGCTGGTGGCACAGAAAACTATTTCAATGGTACTATGAAAGAAATAGTTGTTTTCAAAGGTGTTGCGGATGCTGATTCAGACGCGTTGAGAGATAACATATACGAAAGACTAAAAGGTCTATAAATAACAATAATAAATTAACTTAAATTAAATAAAATGGCAAAAAACACAAGCAAAAAAATTAAAGAACTTAAGGGTATTAAACCTGAGAAAGTAACTGACGAGCAGTTAGAGAAAGTTCAAGCAGTTATAAATGATATAAATAAATCTCAAATAGAGATAGGGCAGATGGAAACTAAAAAACACGCCATCATGCATCATATATCTGCTTTACAAGAAGCTATTGGCGAGATAAGACAGGAGTTTGAAAAAGAGTATGGTACAGCTGATATTAACATTCAAGATGGTATTATAAACTACCCAGCAGATGTCGAAGTTAATAAGGAAGATTAGTATCGGTAAAGATTATAAGAATGACGCTATGCACTATGCCGTAGGGCAAGAGGTGTATGGTGGTCATACTATCTGCGATATTATAGAGGAAGACGAGAAGTACTCTATTTATATTAGAAAGAATAAAGACGTATTACCTTGGAAAGATTTTAACAAGAATATGGCTGTGTCTGTAGAATACAATCTACAGTACTAATGAAAAGTGTTTACAACTTTGTTGTAACACCAAAAGGGGAGAGATACAATAATACTAAAAAACTAGATGGTGGAGAGTTAATACTTAACACAGAGATTTTCAATCATCAATATGTTAATAGAGAAGCAATTGTCATATCAACCCCTATAGTTGGTGATACAGATATAAAAGCCGGAGATACGGTTTTAGTACATCATAATGTATTTCGTAGATGGCATAATGTAAAAGGTATTGAAAAGAATAGTAGAGCTTATTTCAATGAAGATACTTACTTTATAAACGATGATCAGATCTTTTTATATAAAAGGGATGATAAGTGGATGGCTCCAAAAGGATATTGCTTTGTAATACCTTTAAAAGCAACAGATAAGTTTAATACTAAATCTGAAAAACCTTTACAAGGTATTGTTAAATATTCAGACGGTACGGTTGAGGTTAATGATCTAGTTGGTTTTAAACCAAGTAGTGAATACGAGTTTGTCGTTGATGGCGAGAGACTATTTCGAGTTTTATCTAATTTTATTACAATCAAATATGAACATCAAGGAAACGAAGAAGAGTATAATCCAAGCTGGGCACAAAGCAGTTGAAGAGCTGATTAAAGTAGCTAAAGAAGCAATCGTTGATTCAGACGATGATATATCAGCAGATAGACTAAAAAATGCGGCAGCCACTAAAAAACTAGCTATATTTGACGCATTCGAAATACTTAACAGAATCCAAGAAGAAGAGAACATACTCGAGGGCAAAACACCTGAAGAGACAAAGGAAAAAACTTTTAAAGGATTCGCGGAAAGTAGATCTAAGTAATGTACAGTCAAAGTTTAGTTAAAACTGTTGAACCTATTAAGAAAACTACAATTAGTAGACTTAATAAAGGTAAGAAATGGAAATACGGCTACGACAAAGAGCATGATATTATAATATTATCTAGAACAGGTCAAATAGGTGAGATAATAGAAATACAAGGACTAGTTATTGCGCTACCAAAAGCTCCTA